GTCATTTGTTGGCTGCACCCTGACCTTCAACTGACGTATGGTAATAAACAGATGTATTACGCTATTTTCGCTACCACTTACAAATTTCTTGCTCATAAGCTCTTGGGGAAATTGCCTCGAGTCTTCCATTCTTGTGCCAATGTTGTGGCTATGGCATTAGCGCAACCTGACCAAGGCACGGAAGAATGGTATGCCCGCACGGCAGCTCACACAGTGCTGAGTATTTTTCTGACAAATTTACCCATACCGAAGGTTTTGCAAGATCTGTATTTAGGAGCATGCATAGGAAATGCATGCTTGACTTCTTGGGCTGCTGTTCATGCACCCCAAGAAGTTGCGGTTTCAGCAAGTGATTCCTGGTTTTCTTGCCCTCCACACACGTATGTGAAGAAGGCAGCGGATTGGTTCATGGAACGTTGTTTACCGCCTTATTCGTCTTTTTCTGGTTTAGGGTCGCCGAAGAACATCTTACAGGTAGGCTCGAGATCGCACCATGAGTGCGATGAACATCAGATCCCTGATCGCTTGGTGGATTTTCATGAAGCGTTGAGAGAAGGGACCCAGAAGGATTATATTCTCCCATATGAAGAAGGAATAGCTCTGACTTACGAAGAGGCTTTTATTCCTTCGACGGTACATGTACCCAATGTCCCGTTACCTTCTGGAGCCTTGCTACCCAGTGATTTGTATACCAGTAAAGAGAAGAATTCAGGACAGTATGTAATCTGCTCGTCCACAGCAATGTTTTGTCGTCCGGTAGGCATTTACCATTTTTACAATGCCTTGCGGCTGCGCAATTTAGCTGTGGCTGAGCATTTAACTGGTTGTGAAAATCCCTTAAATCGTTGCACTCTGGCGGGTCCTCCCAAAGGAAAGTGTGAGATTTATGTGAGGTGGAAGTCTCTCTTTGACCATATTAGCCCTTTGATTAAAGGAAGGGTGAAAAGAGCTGTGCAAGAAGATAGCTCTTTGTTCGGAGAATGGTCGTTGAAGAGGGGCACCTGGATTAAACATTTTAACACCTCAATGCAGAGAGCTAGAGCTGCAGAAGGGGTGGCGTTACGATCTGAGGGTTATATATTCCCTAAGTCCACTATCTTTTTGAAGGCGGATGAAGTTCTTCCTCCCAAGATATTACCAGATGGCAATGTTGGTGTGAAAGGAAGATTGGTGAAAGCAGTCCATCACTCTATCCAAGCTGAGGCTTGTGTAGTCATTGATCGGGTCATGAAATTACTGAAGACAATCTTCACTAAACCGTTCTCGTT